GGGAACCACAAAGACAACAACTATATGCAGGTGTACCAAACGGTTTACGTACAAGCGTATTATACAATCTTGATCTTGATCCACTATACAAAAAGTATCACATTCCTGCACATATGAATCCTGTGTATTCATTTGAACGCGATCAACAAAACTTGCGCGATTATGGCGGTGAAGCAGATGATCGATACCAACAGCTAGTACTAGGAAGACATGGACAAGCAGCCTTTCAAGTTATCCCGCGCGAGTCAATGACAGTAGAAAACTATCCTTTCTATTCGTATCAGTTTACAAGCATACAGAGTAAAAAAGGACAACGTTTTGAAGATCATTTACAGCGTCCAAATCTACCGTCAGAAGTAGACATGTCTGTTATTGCAATCGATCCTGGCTTTGTTGATGCGGCTATTATGCAAGTTATGGGGCGAACAAAAAACGGGATATGGCGTACATACGTACGTTATCGATTAAAGCGTATTGATTTTAGCCAACAGCAAGATATTATCCATTGGCTTGCACAACACTACAAGTCTCCCATTATTGCAATAGATATTGGTGCCGGGGGTAATGGTAGTGCCATTATGCACAATCTTATGTATAACCCTACATACGCAGGGCAACAATATGACAAACGTATGGTTGGTGTACAGTTCTCAGAGTTGGTACTTTCTGGATACGATGATCAAGGGGAAGAACTTTTTCAAGATTCTAAAGGATACGCAACAAACGAACTAGCACAAACCATTCAAGACGGAAGATTGATTTTTAGTGAAATCGATCATGAAGCAATGAGCGAGTTAGAACGTGTTGCAAAATTACGTACCGCATCAGGGAGAGACAGATACTATGTACTTAGTTCTCGCGGTGCCGGTGCGGATGATGAAGATCATATTTACGCTACGTACGTTGTATGGGTACTTGCAACACGTATGGGTGTTGTTAATCCAACATTACGAAGACTAGGTAAGCCAAGGGGCTTACATACAAAAATAAAAAACTAAACTATGACAGAAACAATACAACGGCTAGGCAAAGCACGCGCCGCTCAAACAGTACCGGCATTTTTACTTAACGGTGATTCATCGGTATTTAACGTACCGTCTACGCGTGCTATTCCTGGCTATTTTGATCCAACGGCTAATCTTGGTAAATATCATGACATTATTAAGACATGTCGCTGGTTTTATAAATTTGATCCCATTGCGGGTACTGTTATTAATCGTATGGCTGATATGGCTGTTACGGTTGTTAAAAATCGCAAGAAAACAAAACTAAACGCCGATCAAGTAGATGAATCTATACAAGCATTCTACGATGCGTTACTTATGCAGCTTAGACCGATTATAAAGCAAATAGCTGTAGAGTACTTTCTTCATGGAATGGCAGTACCATCTTATACACTAAGACGTGTGCGCGGGGATTTACTTTCTGAAAAACTTGGTAGAACGCGTTATACAACTATTGATCAGATTTGGTTACGTAACCCTGATAATCTTGAGTTAAAACGTCGTCCGGTTGGCACTGATCGTCAAGTATGGTTAAAAATACCAAAAGCAGATATTGAGCTTGTACAAAATAAAGGCGTGCGCAGCGATGGAAGTGAAGATAAAGAAGCGTATAACTATCTTATAACACACTTTCCTGATTACGTGGCCGCTATTCGTAACGGACGAACAAAGTTCTTACTCGAAGATGCTATTGTGATTATGCGCAAAGCAAATAGCTTTGAAGACTACCCATCACCGTTCCTTACAAATGCACTCGCAGCGTTACAACATAAAGCATATCTAAAAACACTCGACCGCAGTATTGCAAGCCGCGCAATTGAAGCAATCAGACACGTAAAAGTAGGTGACAAAGACTTTCCTGCTACAGACGATGATATTACTGCGGTAGAAGAACAGTTACTATCAAACAGTAGTACAGGAGAACGTATCTTTAACTTCATTACTAATCATACGATTGACATGTTATGGGTACTTCCACCGTTAGATGTATTGTTGAATGAAGCAAAGTACGCAGAGCCAAATGCTGATATTTTCCTTGCAATGGGTTTTCCTCGTATTCTTACAACTGGTGAAACGTTGCGCAGTAATAGCAGTGATTCAAAGATCGCAAGTTTAGGCCCGAAAGCAACGCTAGAAGATATGCGAGAAGCTATTATTGCATGGCTACGAGTTATTTACGCAACTCTTGCAGAAAAGAATAACTTTAAGCGTTTTCCTGAACCGTACTTTGCACCCATTGCAACAAGTGACTATACAGCACTTGTACAGTTTGCGGTAGACTCAATGTCAGCCGGCGCGATTAGCAAAGATACGATTGCACAGCTTTATGGTAGTGACTTTGAAACAGAAGCGGGCCAGATTACAACCGAACAAGAGAGTGGTGTCCTTTCACCGTCTGAGTTACAAAAACAGCGTGATCAGGAGTTTCAAGCACAAGAAACACAAAAAGGGCGTGATTTTGTAGCCGAACAACAAGCAAAGAACGCACAGGAAAATAACAACAAGGATAACAAGGATAACAAGAATAGCAATAAGGATAGTAATAAAAATGCAAATTGATACTGTATCTTTTGATAAGCGAAAAGCTGTTATTTATGATCCTGAACGTGTTGATAATGGATATCAACCTAGACCGATGGGCAGATTAGCGCCAAAATCTATTATTGTACATACAACAAACGGTCATGCCGGTACATCTTTTTATAGTGAAGCTCGCTACATTCAACTATCTCGCGCTATTTCTTCACACTATCTTATTGGAAAAGATGGCTCGATTGTGCAGTTTCTTGATCCGCGTTATTACATCGCGTATCATGCAGGTTGTGTAAAAGCGCAGTTGTGGACGAATAACTTTGCTATCGGTATTGAAATGCATCACACGACAACAGAAGGACATATATCTTCTGCTATGTTAGCAGCACTGGATGCACTTGTACGCAACCTTATGCGAGACTATTCAATACCAAGTCAAAACATTGATACACATCGTAGTGTTGCGGTATTTTGCCCTGGTACCATAAACGCTGGTAAACCTGGCAGAAAAATAGATCCGTCTGGTTTTCCAGATCAAGAGTTCTATAACTGGCGATCAACCCTTGTAGCAGCAGGGCAATATACAACGTATCGTGTTATTAATCCGCGCGGGGTTAATGTACGTCAACAACCTAAAGTAAACATGAACATAGCAGGTGTTTTACTTTACGGTGATACATTTGAGTCTGATGTGATCAAGTTAGATGAAAAAGGCGAGACGCATCAAGGTAAAGCAGGTACAAGTAATCAATGGGCGCATATTTATCGTGGTACATCAAACGGACAACCCGTTGATCAGCTTGGTTTTGTTAGCCTAAGTAACTTACAACAGATATGAAATATAGATTTTTTCAACCCATGTCAACTACTATTGATATGGAGATTGTTTACTTTATTTGCAATATATGGTGGATGATCGTTTTTATTTCACCCTCTGGTACCTTTGCTGGCGTTGTGTACGACCGTGCTATTCTAACACTAGGACAAGACTTACTACTCTTTATCCTTGTACCCCTTATTATTGTTGGCGGTATGGCCTTTTTATATCGTAGCCTAGTAGTTTTTGCATTAAGTACAGGGCCAATTGTTTTTATGTATTTTGGACTATTAAGCTTTTCAGGAACAACAATAGGTGTTAATGCGATTCCTTTGTGTATTGTAGCATTAAAAGGTTTCTATACACTACTTGCATTCACATACCATAGAGAATAAATAATGATTATGGAGCAACAGCCAAAAGATCAACAAAGAGAACATGTATTTATTCGATTTATGTTCTTTTTACGCAACAGGGATGCAAGGATTGTTGAGCTATTTTTCTTAGCACTAAACGCATACATTCTTGCGCTGATTGTATTTCCACCGTACTCATATACTGGTATGGCACTCGTTTGGCGATCTGTTGTACAAGTCCTTGTAACAGGTTTTAATCTTGCCGCACTCATCGGTCAATCAAAAAGTACTCGTATCATAAGTTCTATCGCAAATGCAGCAATCATGACATTGATTTCTGTATCGTTGATGCGTATGGAGAATGCAAACGCAGGTACGTACGGTTTGCTTGCACTACTTGCGGCATTCGTTTGCTGGAAAATAAATATACGGTAATGTATGCTAAGTACGTATCTACCTATCGTTTCAGCCATTCTTGTAGCAGCCATTACCGCATTTGTAAACTATCGAGTTGGATCACTAAAGACCACCGTTGATGTAAAGACACTTGCAAATAATGCAAGCGATGCGCTGCGCGATGATTTACTAGAAGCCATTGATCGTTACGAGCGAAGAGAGCAGTTTTTAGTAGATCGTATTGAACGTGCTGAAAAAACAAATGAAGCCTTACAAATCACACTATCACAACTAAGAGAAGAGGTTGCGGCCCTGAGAATAGAAAACCAGGGATTAAAGGTTGAGTTGCAAAAAACACGCACAGAGCTTGCACTTTTTGAGCGCAAGGTTTACTATGTGCCACCTACAGAAAATAAATAACATAATAGAGGTATAAATGAATCTATCAATTGATGATGCACAGATTGTACTAACTGCTATTTCAGCGGTTGTTATTCCTTTTGCGGTAACATGGCTGAAATCAGTAACATGGCCCGATTGGGCAAAGTTTGTACTTGCTGTAGTCCTAAGTCTTGTTGCTGGCGGGTTAACTGCATACGTAACAGGTCAAATTGTGGCAACAGGTAGCTTGATTCAAACAGGATCAGTTATTTTTACCGCCGCGCAAGTTGTGTACTATGCTGCGTTTCGTGGTCTAGGACTAGAGCGCGTATTGTTTCCACAATCAGCACTAGCACATGCAGCAGAAGAACAAGCTACAGCAGGTGTAGCAAATGTTACACGCGATCAAGCGCGCGATATCCTTGATCCCGCAACGCCACCAACATTAGATGTAACAACAACGGTAAAATCTTAACCAGATCTTAACAAAGATTTAACTAAGTCTTTACTTTTAGATACTTGACAACCGCTCTTAGGCATGATATACTTCGCTCACATCAGTAAATGACTGATGGACAGATACAACCAAACGGAGGAAACATGCCTATGTGTGACTATCGGTAGCAGCTTTTGAAAAGGGGATTGCCTATTGATTAGTACACGGTTGTAGCTCACGTGATATATGGTAGACAGAATAACGAAAGTGCGGTAGCCATCCTGTGCTGTCTTAACTACGTTCATGGACATAGGAACGATGCCATATATCACATCTGTAGCAGGGGATTCGGCAATCACCAGAGTCTCATAAGCTCAGGCATAAAAGGGTTCAACTCCCTTCCCTGCCACCA